TTCAATTCTAGATCTCATTACTTGCGCCCTAGCTTCTTTAGTGGGAGGTGGATAATTACCATTCTTCCAATGTTTATCTATGCCTACATTTCTGCCAATGTTTGTGCTGTCTGTAGAGCTAAATGGAAACTTAGTAAATACTGCGGGGTCTAACATTCTAAGCCCATGTAGTTTACATATAGGTCTTCCCATATCATCGCAAATAACTCGCATAGCAGCACCCATTCTTGACCACCAAGCGTTAGTGCCAACTGTGGCATATTCGCCTGAACTACCCAAGCAGACCCGAACATAGGTATTAGCCAACTGCTCTAATCTTTCTAAAGATTCATGCAAATGCCATACAGGAGAACCAAACCAATGTGGTAATGGGCAATCTTTTAGCAAAGCATTATTGTCAGCTTCTGTTCCATCAATTACATCTGGAATACAAGCAAAATCACACGATGGTACTTTTTTAAGGTTTAATGCCCAATCGTAGAACTCAGTCCAATCTTTAATGGGCTTGCCTGACTTCCAAGCACTAAACGCACCATTGTCTAAAGCAAATGATTGGCATACTTCAATGGCTGTTCCAATTTGGTCAGGGTGAGCAAAAGACACAAATGCATGACCAGCTTGCACCGCATAGTTTGCAACTGTTGCTGGTGTAATAGGCAACCCATGATAATGAATCATTGAATCCCCTGTTTTTCTTCTATATTTTCAAAGTTATAAAACCATTCATCCTTAGCACTCCACTTAGCGTGGTTCTCAACGCTATATACCTCGGTGGGTATCTTGAAGTCAGGGGTCTTTAAGACAGCAGGCACAAGCGATACGTCATACCATAAGCAACGATTGTTGGGCTGGCAGGCAAACTGCCCGTTATCTAGGCGTATAAAGTTATACGACTTATGCTCCTCAACACCCTCTGAAAAGCTAGTATCTAGTCTGTTAGATTCGGGCGAGGCAAAGTCAATGGTAAACAGGTAGTTGCCAAAGTGAAACTGTTTGTCTTTACCAAAGAACTTGACCTTTAGCCCACGTAGGTTTGACTTCTCAATCACCGCCATGTCATATGATAGGCAATCCCATATCTGTAAATGATCTAACGGCAACGGCTCGGCTACTTCTTTCCATACATAGGCATGGATTGGTAGCTTGTCGTACAACGCCCCATAGTTAGTTAGCATCGACTCTATGCGAAACGCTTGACCCTTGATCGCCTTGGCAGTCATCCATACGCATGGCTCTAGTTCTCCATGCCCTGACTCGTGGTTGTAAAGAAACTCTCTACGCACAAAGCATTTGACTGGTGGTATGTTAGCAACTAAGAATGTCATTTCTGAATCCTCTCCCATAACTCAGACATCGATATTCCTTTAATCTCTCTCCACCCAATGTGTATACAGGCATACATAATGAACAGGAAGAAGGCAAAGACCACGGCAAAGATAAGCACAGCACAGGTGGCTACGAACAAAGCAAACATATTAAGCATTGTGACCATCATTTAACTGTTGTCCATCGATTATTACGATTAAGAGTTTTCTCTAAATTATCTGACCAAGTTTTTTGTGTTGCTCTTCTTTCTGCGGCTTTCATTGCACTTCTGGCTGCATGGTAATACTTGCTGACTTTTGAACCTTTGGAAGACAAAGAATCAACCTTGCTCTTTGCAAGCCAATCCAATAACTCTATGTGTCTTTCCTTGGGTAGTGCAAATAACTGCTCACTTAAAGCTGGCATATATTGAGCCACCCAAACACGCACCCCTTGAGTCCCGCTACCAAAACAGTTTTGTGTACGTTTTAATTCTAAATGTTGAGGATACTTACCAAACTCTTCCCTTGCCCATATGTTGAGCTTGTAGCAACTATCAAAGTTTTGCCACGACTTAATAATCATGGCATCCCAGAATCTTTGTGTTGGCTCTCTCATAATATATCCCCACTTAATTGATCACCCTTTACCTTCATAAGTCTGTTGGCTAGGTTATTGTCTTGTTTAAATCGTTTTAGATGCAGTTGATCAGAACTCATGCACTTACCGCCTTGAATTTTATAAAGAGTCCCAGTAATGGCATCCATGAGATATATTTTTTGATGCATATCGGTATCAAGAATGACTGGTGTTAGTATCCGTTCCATGCCACTTACATCCCCAAGGTACAAGTCTTTATCTTCTAGCCATGCTTGTTTGGAAGACGCCTTTGGCCCGATAGGAAAACAATTGTGGGACTTGGCCATCATGCCATCCATCGACTTACTAATGTGTGTAGGATTCATGCGTTCTCCTTAGCGTATCTACGAACACTGGCTTTTGCCAAACAATCAAAACATTTAAAACGTTTAATATTTTTATTGGCGGTCTGGACAATCTTGCCATTTTCAAAAGACTTATAGTTCATGCAAGACGAGCAATACTTCTTTGTGTCTTCGTCAATCTCAACATATCCAGCGAATGGAATTGGTTCTTTCATTTCTTAGTTTTCCTTTTAATCGCAACAATCCCCTCCTCTGGGGGTGCATTACGGGCTTCGACAAGCATATCTGCCATCTCCCATATTGCTTTGGGATTTATTTCACCTTTCATGGCAAACCCAACGGTTAACATAAAGGCAAAACAATCTCTTCTGTCTTGGTCGTTCATTGAAGTTCCTTCATCTGTTCTTTTTTATCGCTATCAAATAATGTTTCACAGTTAGCCAAAAATGTTTCTTTAGCCATTCCTAGATTGTTAGCCGAAACGCAGGCAACATACAAGGAAGCCGCAAAAGCATTGACATATTCAGCCTGCTCCTCAATCATTAATTTTTCTATCTCACGTACTAAATCCAATACGGTTTCTTGATTCATTTTTGGCATTTTGGTTCGTGCCTCAATATTTCAATCTGTTTAACAAGAATGTCATTTAAAGATTTTCCACGGACGGCAATCAAGCCAGCCTCGGGATTGTCTTTGATAATTCCACAGGCATCCTTGAGACCCTTGTTATAGCCACTGGAATACTCATCGGTCTTATCCAACGCCATAATCAAAGCATCTCGAATAAAACTAGATGCTTTACGGTTCTTCGCCATAGACTTCAGCTTTTTAATGTGTGCCTCTGGGAGGTAAAGTGAATAGGGGACTAGTTTTTCCATTTTTTATACTCTGCATTTATTTGTTCAAAAAGATATTGCGCCTTTTCATTTGTCTTGAGTTCAGCTCTGGACGCAACATTGAGGTAACTACATAGCCAATCTACCGCCACTGTTTCTTTACGATCAAAAATATATCCTTGGTCGTGTAAGAAATCCCAAAACTTCTGATCCCGGCATATCATTCCAGCCTGTTTGACTAGCCTAGCACCAGCGTATTCCTCAGACCGAACCATGGGAACTTCGGTATCCGCTAGGCGAACCATCACCACCATATACCTAGCACCCACAAAGTCCCGAAGGATCTCATCGGGGATCTCGTCTGGATGGATAGCCAGATTCAACACATGACCATCCTTTGTCTGCTTCAAGGCTATTTTTTTAGCTTCAAATTGACTGGTTTCCATTAGATTTCCCACTCGTCCTTATCGTTGATAACTGGCTTGGCTTCGTCTTTCTTGACATAGGTATCAACTGATAGGGAAATAAACTTAGTTCCTGTTTTGGGAGATTGCTTTTTCCAGCCACCCAGCTTAATTTCAACGCCATCCTCATCGTGCTGTTCCATAAGAAACTTTAGATAAGAGCGATCCACTTTGATACTGCCAAAGTAATCGGGAGACTTTTCTGTCGTACGAATTGTTGATACAAATAAACCACCAGTATTTAAATATTCCATGTTATGCCTTTGTTAATGATTTTTTGGTTGCTGAAAACTTTTCCATGAGCTTGGAATAGCCGACCTCATCCAATGCCTTTGCCTTGTCAAAGACAGAGCGATTGGTCTTAAAGATTGTTGCCACATCGTCCACGCTGGTAGTTAAAGACAGAAGGGCATCGCACCCAGCTCCGAGGGTATCCATCCACGCACCGATATCCTCGTTGTCTGCCAAGGATATTTGCCATGGGCCGTTGGTTGGCTTTGGTTTCTCAATCTTTGGCTCGATCTTTTCAACCTTGGCTTCTATCTTTTTGGGTGGCTCATCCTTTCCCAAGGTAGCGTCCAGAGCGTCATGCTCCACAATCTCAAATGCGTTAGTCCATAAGTACCTACGAAGATAGGTCTGCACCGCACCTAGGTTCTGTACATCATGGCAACCTTTGAGAGCAGCCGAACTCATGGGTGAGGTAAACATGATGGATGTGCCGTCCACAACATCGTTAATCTGCAAGTACGCCATCTCGTTGTTAAATGACAATACCCCGCATAGCCCAACATCATTGCAGATTGTTTGGATCGTAGGTAGAAAGTCTCCCAGCTCGAAGTATTCGTAGCCAGCAAACTTGTTCTTACCCGACTTGGTTAGTTTCTTTCCTTGTAAAGCTACCCTAGCTTGTTGTAATTTTTTATATACGCTCATGCGATTTTCCCTAAATATAGGTGAGTTAATGTTTGTGCCATTGTGTAAATATTAAAAGCGTCCGTTTCCCAGTCTTCGTCTGGGCTTGTGTATGCTGGGTTTGATGCCAATGCCAACATAAACTTTAAAGTTAATTCCTGTGATGTTTCCATAATTTCTCCTTAACAACCAATTGGTCTCCATGGTCCTTGCTTACCTATATCCCAACAGCACATACCGCCACGACCATCGGATTCACATTTAACCTGAGCCATAACACTTGTAGACATCATGGCAATAAATAAAACAGCGATTATCTTTTTCATACTTTCTCCTGTGTGTTTAATGAAATTTCAATCAACTTACTAAGGTAGTGCTGTGCTTTCCGTAGATCCTCTATCCCACCTTTTTGCTTCCATCTTGATACATACTTAATAACATTCCCTTCAAAGTACCCAATTTGGTTGGCCGCAATATAGTCCCAAGTCTGTATTTCCTGCTTGGCGTAATGATTGCCACCAACCTGTGTATCGTTTGCACTCATTTCATTCCTTTCAAACAAACAACTAATAAAACAAAACAACTAATAAGCAATAAAATTTTTTGATTCCAATACTGACGATTAAGAATGGCTGGATCATGAATTAAATACTTCTGTATCTCCAACATATCGTGATCTTCTTCAATGTATTTTTTCCTTAACGGATTAAGGTAATGCTCAGATCCAATCTTGATCTTGCCGTTGTTATAGTACTTAGCGTCTATCATTTGGCTTGCTCCTCCAAATAGTCTTTGTACTGCTTGCACCAAGGAGAAACCTGACAGAACTTGGCACAACGAGTTCTTTCACCAGCTCGGACTTCTAAAAAATATCCCTTACCAGTACTTTCTAATGCCAATTCCGCCTCTTCTTTCGTGGTATGGACAGACTTC